ATGTGTATAAGAGACAGATATTGATTTATAGTTTGTTGTGCGATGTTTTGCTGTTGCGTATTAACTATAAAATCACTATCTTTGTATTGTAAGGATAAGGCATAAAGGTTGCACTCTTTATGCTGTTTAACTCCTAATAATAACAAATGTTTAACTCATTAAAATTTTAATTATGAATGCAAATCAAAATGCACAGAGTGTGGAAACTGCAAAAGCAGTAGTGATGGGAAACACAAAAGAAGTGGCTAACAAACAAGAAACGGCAGTTGAGAATGCTTCACTTATTCTTTTGCCTACGCTCCCCGAACAACCTAAGGAGAAAAAAACTAAAACGGAGGCTAAAGTCAAGACGGAAAAAACAGAATCACAGCAAGCTGCTCCTAAGAGTAAAAAAATGAGTATTGATGAACTGACTGATAAAGCCGAAAGGGTGTATATGTTGCAGAACAAATATTCTGAGATTCGTAGCAAACGCAAGCAGTTACAGGCTTTTGTCTTGAAGCATGAAGAGGAAACAGCGCAACTGACATTGGTTGATGCTAGGGGCATGAGCATTGTTACTCATAATCCGACAGCAATTAAAAATCTTCTGGCGGATTGGGGGAAAGACCTTAATAGTAAATTAAAAGAGGTTGAGAATAATTTGCGGACAGAATTGGAACACCTTTTATAAAAAAAATCCTCCTGCATTGTTGCACCAATGCAGGAGGGTGATGTAAAACAAAAGTTTCACTCATTAAAATCTTATGCAAAAATGGGAAATTATTTTGAAAATGCCAAAACAATACAGGAAAAACGTAGTATTTTGAAACAACTCTCTGAACCGATTAAAGTATTGGTGAAGATGGGGCAGATAGAATGTATAAACGAGGGGTTAAAGACTGTTTATGCCCAGTCGGGTCATTGTGAGTTGAAAACATTGAAGCAATGGAATCGTGAGGGTAAGAAAATTCGTAAAGGTGAGCACGCCCTTTGTCTATGGGGACAGCCCAAGCAACGGACGCCGAAAGTTGATGAAGCGGATACGGAAGAGAATGACCCTTTGAACTTTTTCCCGATTTGTTTTGTGTTCTCTAATTTGCAGGTCTATGAAAAACAATGATTTGAAGCCTTATGGAACGTATTTGAATATGTTGGCGCACAAATACGATAAAGGACAGGTGTTTGAGGACTTTTTACAGATTATAGTCTGTTGTTTGCAGATGGGGAGAGCAGAAGAACTTTATTTTAAGACGATTAAGAAATATAGTCGGGATGAATTACAATATTTTTCTTTGGCTTTTGCTTCGTTGGTGGATGAAATGACACGTAAAGAATTACAGGACCCCTTTTATGGCTGGTTTGAACAAAATCTTTTAAATGCAGGTAGCGGGCAATTTTTTACTCCTCGACCTGTTGCGGATTTGCTGGCACAATTGGAATATATTCCTACTGTTGATAAAGCTGATAAGACGGATAATGATAAACGCATATACGACCCTTGTTGTGGTAGTGGTGGGCTTATTTTGGCTTGTGCGAGAAAAGACCGTAATCGTTATTTTGTTGCAGCGGATATCTCTTATACTTGTTGTTTGATGACTTTAGTGAATATGTGTTTGTATTCCTTGAGTGGTGAGGTTCTTCATATGGATTCACTGTCTTCTGATACTTGTTGGCATAGATGGTTAGTTATTGTGGACAGCTTTACTAAATTACCGACAATCTATGAAGTGACGGACAATACACCGACACCGCATGAATCCTCAGCAGATTTGCAACCGATGAAGTTGCAGGGAAATATTCAGCCTGTTAAGGATATGACACCGCAGATTCAGTTTGTCCGTTTTGGCGCTAGATAATGCGTTAGAAAGTCTGAAAAGGTGCTCTATACCTCGATTCGGGGGATGGAGTGCCTTTGCGTGTCGCCCCCTGCGGTGGCTTGCAGACACAACCTCCTGCTCTTTGTTTGGAGGCTGTGTCTGCAAGCCACCGCAGGGGGAAAGCGGAATTTTTTGTTTAACGCAATAGAATTGCGATAAGGGAACGCATTAAAAATGCGATTGCTTGAAAAAATGTTGCCGGTTCTATTATATCATTCTTGCTATTATGGATGCTATAAAGCTGATGATAAAGCACATGATGAATAGATATTTGTCCCTGCTTTTGTAATTGGCTTTAATATACTGTATTATTGTCATAATCATTTCATTTTTTACAAAGATACGATTATTCCTTTTGCAGTTTCAAATTTTATCACCATATTTGAATGCTCAAAATAAACCGATTTTTTCTATCCCTCATATCGTGTAATCTGCAAGACAGGTTCCGGGTGGTTCCGGTGAGCGCACGGTATGGGGGATAGATTATTTACAGATGAATAATTTGAATTTTGCATTAATACGCGTTGAGTGTTGCAACCAGTATAAAAATGCCCCTTGTCGGATAGCTCTTATAGGGGTTAAGGATGCAAGTATTGTATCCAAAAAAGAAATATTCGTTGATCCTGAAGATGCTCCTTTTGACTTCTTGACTTCAGGACTTAGTTTAGAAGACTTACGGGGTAAAGGAACTTTGATAGAACACTGGGAGGAACTTTATTCTTTTATAAAAAAATTTCCAGTTCTGGTATCACCGGCTGATGGATATGATACAACTGTATTACATAATGTGATAACACAATACAATATAGATTGTGCTCCGATTAGGGTTCTTACTGCTAAAAATATAATACGCTGCGCTATATCAACATATTCATATCGTTTCGATGATTTGTGTGAATTACTTAAAATAGAAGTCATAGATAATATGCCTTTGAACTTGGCTACAAACTGGTGTGAGTTGATCATCCGTGCGTGCGAATCTAAGAAAGATAAGGATTTGATAGATTTTGCCGAAAATAATAGATTGGTGTTAGGTGCTGTTTCTTTAGCTGCTTATAATAAATGCTATATTAAACGTATTTATAAAAACAGATTAAAAGAGATAGAGGACAAAATATATGATTCTGAAAAGTTTGATGAAAGTAATCCCTTCTTTGATCAGAATGTTGTATTTACAGGTAAACTAGAATATTTCACAAGAAATGAGGCGGAAGATTATGTATGTCGGATAGGAGGACATTGTTTAGGCAATTTGACAAAAGCGACTAACTATTTGGTTGTTGGTGCTCAAAGTCCATCACAAGTTGGACCGGATGGGTTAAGTAGTAAACAGAAGAAAGCTATAAAATATAGAGAAGAAGGCATTGAAATAGAATTGCTTTCTGAAACAGATTTTATAGATATGATGGGCTTGCAGAGCGAAATTGACTGGAAAAAATATATTGCAGCTGAGATGGATAGTATAAGACTGAAATTTTTAAAAAAATAGTGCTATGGCAATAAAAACAATGATAAACTTAACGTATGAAGCGTTAGAGTTTAAGATATTCATGGACAGTTGGGATATCAATTTTTATGGAAAAGAGATTTTCATTTCAGCAGGTTTAGCTGGAAAGAAAGATATTTTTATGCAGATGTTGGGTAATGTAGGTGGATACGCTCGTTTGGTAGATTTTGATAAGGACATTACGATTGTTATTTTATCAGATAATATGATGCAGCGTTTTAAACAGGGTGATAAAGATGCATTCATACAGATGATAGAGGATAAAATTAATGCAAGTAATACTCCTTATCGAAAGCTGAAATTTACGACAGAAGAACGAGTACTTGATTATATGGATTCACGTGCAAGAGGACATGTGTTGCAGAATAAAAAAGATCTGAAAGATAAGAAGAATTCAGCTGATTTGAATGAACGTATTCAGGCGGCTATAGATCGTGATGAATTAATGCTGGATATGGTAAAACGATATAAAGAATCGACTAAAATCCCACAACAGCAGGATTTATTTTAAATAAAGTTTGGCACTCTCAAATATAATCCTCATATTTGCGGTGCTAAACAAAACCATGTGTGTTCATGACGTTAGAGCAACGGTTAATGCTCATGATGAATGGGCTTTTTTTGTGCCTAATAGATTAAGATATTGTAGAAGTCACAACTTTTGTGATAAAGTTACGGCTGTCTTTCCCAACTATTTTTGCTCTGCGGAGTGGATTATGGTTTTGTTTAGCGACACGGGATAGGACAGCCGTTTATCTGTCTAAAATGCTAAACAAAACCATAATCGTATGAAACAAACAGTTTCAATTCCTGCTACCGACATAAATGTCGTGAGCAAATCGTCAGTCCTAACTATGTGGCTGAACCGTGAGAATCAATTATTTTCTTCCGTACTTGAAGATTCAGTGTCTAACCGTCAGGTGTGCCTTATGGCTCATGCTTCCTTGGCTTTTTCTGCATTGGTATGTGCCGGTTTTGTGTCGGCTGTTCCTGCATTGCTTTGCCTGGCTTGGTTTGTTGTGTCGTTACATCTTGCTTGGAAAGGAGGTCTGAGATGAAATTCTTTATTGATGAACCCAAAACTTACCTGTCTGTCAACAATAAAGGCAGGGCTATGAACAAATGGATTTCCACTTTCACTCATGTATTGATTCCTGATGAACTGTCACGTGATGCCTTTATTGAGAGTATTCGTGCCAAAGCGTCCATGTTGGATGAAGAGTTTCCAAGAACCAAACCGCTTCATGTGGATGTTTCCAGAAACAATGATCATATTGAGGTCTATCCCGATAAGAATCCGTATAATACTGTCTTCATAGTTCATATTTATCCAGTACGCGGCGAGTTCCGTTTCTGTGAAGCTTCAAACCCGAAAATGCTGGAAGGAGGTTTGCGATGAATGACGAATTTTCAATAATGAAGACTGTCGAGATAGGTAGTGACGGTAATAAAGAAGTCAAATTCCATTTATTTGCTCAAAATTATGGAGATATATCCGAAATAAATCATGAACAATTAATCCGATTAGATGCGTTTTTGCATGACTATGTTACAAAGGAGGTGAAGCATGAAAAATAATTCTGCTCCCAATCAATCTCGTGTAGAGGAATATGTATTGATTGAATATCTGATGGCGTTTCTTCCGGCTGATCAACCCGATGGTGATGGTGTGTTGTTGAAAAGCACACAAGATATTCAAGATGATTTGTCTGATATGGTGGAGTTGTCCTTGAATGATATTGCATCTACGATGCGTGATACGGGCTATCACATCCATGTAGACAGTGACAATCGTCCCAAATGGATGATGATGCGTCGATAAGAAACATTTTTTATACATTTTACATAGAGGGCATTCTGTTGCAAGACAGGGTGTCCTTGTCTTTTATAGGTTGTGGTATTTGCCTTATTTTTGAAATAAAAAAGGTTATATGATAGTTTTAGTAAAGGATATCCCGGCCTATGCCTTCAGTTCCGGACTGAACGAGCTGGTGTTCGCTACGGATCAGAATAAGGCTGTTCTCTCATTGACGGTCGGAGAAAAAGAGATTCTGTCCGAAACTTACATTCCGGATGCTTCCGGCCGGATAACCATCAATGATTTGCAGGGCTTGATAGAACCGTATTTGGCAACAAACCTGATAGAACGGTGCAGTTATCGGATAACGGACGGATCATCCGAACAGAATAAAAACTTTACGGTGCAGTTCTGTGCTGCGGAGTCCTCCATGCCGGCTGCGGATTTTATGGCGGGTTATTTCCTGTCCACGCTGATGGGAGAGAAGGTTACGGCGATAGGGCGTAAGGAGTTCGTGCATCTGGTCACGACTGAGGCGTGTCCTGTGACCGCTACCTGTGTCTATTACCGTGACGAAGACGGTTTGTCTACCCGTGAGGTGAGTTTGCGGCAGGTGACAGATACGGACAAGATCGTCACGGTAGAAGTTTCTCCCGAATTGTTGGTCAAACCGGGGTTCGAGCTGGTGCGCTATATTATTCATGCCGGAGTACGGACGCAGACCTTCTCACTCGATCCTGATGCGCCCGATGTCGCTCCGGTTCTGTTGTTCACCAATTCTTTCGGGTGCCAGGAGACGGTTTACTGTACCGGAACTCATGCGTTGGAGCCGGAATACGTCCGGTCCACCGCTTACACTAATGGCATGTTCCGTAATTATCGGATTGATGAGACCAAGGTGTTCAAGGCCAATACGGGTGTGTTGACACATGAGATGGCGTTGTGGCTTGATGATTTGTTCCGGTCTAAAGAGATTTATCTGCTGGACGGTACGACAGTGGGCAAGGAGGTTACCATCACCGAGTCGGAATCGAAGCGCAGCAACGATCCGGATCATTTGCCGTTCTTTACTTTCTCTTATCGGTATGCGCAGCGTAATCACAATATCTTGCAGTTGCCGCGTGCCGGACGTGTGTTCGATAATACATTTGATTATACGTTTGAGTGATATGGGCATAAAGGTAATACATAGGCTTGATGCCATCCGGCTGCTGGAATCCGGACAGCCGGTTGATTTGCGTGTTTGGAAATTGTCCACAGGTGACATCATTGAGTACAAGGGGGTGATCTGTATCGGTTCCCATTGGCGGGGAGGCACGCATCTGGTCAAGTGTCCCAAATCCGGACTGCCGCGCAGGTTGCGTGATATCACATTGTTTTCAATTAATGGTATGGAGGTTTATTTATGAAAAATAAGACAAACAACAGGGTGCGGCTGGACTATATCCCTTCAGGTGTGTTTGAGGTGGGTAAATCCGGCGTGCAGGCGTCCATGGAGACGGTCGAGGACAGTTCGGCGGTTTTTGACGAGGATGGCGAAGATGTGTCCTCGACGACGTTGCCGGGGGCGAAAGGTTATAAATACGTGAACTGGGGCGCTGACAACAGGCTACCGTATGAGCTGATCAGGTTGATAGGGGTTGACGAGGTGATGTCTCAGAACAAGTTGTTCAATGTGCTTACCTGTTACGGTGCCGGGCAGAAGTATAATGACTATGATACCGGCAGACCGACTGTTGATAAGGAAATTAAAAAATGGATGCTGCATAACAGTATACCTTCCTTCATGCTTGAACAGGCGACAGATATGAAGTATTATTTTTTCTGTGTGTCGGTGATCATACTGTCTGTTGACGGTTCCCGGATTGTCAGACTCCGGCACAAGGAGGCCTGTTATTGCCGGTTCGAAAAGGCGGATGACAAGGGGCGTATCAATCATGTTTTCTATGGCAACTTCCGGAAGTCGGCCTTGCGTGAGGATGAGATCGAGGTGCTGCCGCTGCTTGACGAAAAAGACCCGTTGGGTGATCTGGAGGTTCGGATGGGGCGTGCGCCCGGCAAGGACGGAAAAAAGTCCATACCCACTAAAGACCGCAAGTTTGCCATTCTGGTCCGTTTTCCGACACCCGGCTGCCGATACTATCCGTTACCCAACTATACTTCTATTTTTCGAGGCGACTGGTTTGACATTAAGCGGTTGATTGGTAAGGGGAAAAAAGCCAAGCTGAAGAATCATGCGACGGTTAAGTACCAGGTTGAAGTCCACAAGGATTTTTGGTCCAATCTGTTGGCTGAAGAGCACATAACCGAGCCTGTAAAGCAGCTGGAGCGCATTAAGAAAGAAAAAGAGAATATTAAAAATTTTGTGTCCGGCATCGAGAATTCCGGCAAGGTCTGGATTACCGGTTATTACATCGATCCTAACGGCAAGGAGAACCGTATGGTGCGTATCAATGTGATTGATACGACTAAAGAGGGTGGCGACTGGTCTGAAGATATTCAAGAGGCGTCCAATATCACCTGTTATGGTGATAATATTCATCCCAATCTGGTGGGGGCCACTCCGGGCAAGTCACAGTCCAATAACTCCGGATCTGACAAGCGCGAGCTGTTTACTCTTAAGCAGTCGCTTGAGATTGCCTTTCATGATCTGATGTACATGCCGCATAATGTGGTGATTCATTATAACGGATGGGGTGAGAAGGTCTATCCGGATGTGCCGATGATCCTGCTCACGACACTGGATCAGAATACCGATGCCAAATCAACGACTGCTAACCGGATAAACCATAATAACGATGAAGATGAAAATTGATAAACAGACTTTTGAGAAGGTCGTTTTTGCAGCTGCTTCGGCAAACGTGTATGTGTTTGATGCGATACAAGATCGGTTTGAACAGGCTGAACATAAGCTCTTCGGCACGGTGCTGGGGAGTGATACGGATGTGGATACGCTGCCCGTTAAAGAAGATGTGTGCCGTTATATCTGTCTTGATGCGTTTTATCAGGCGATCCCGGGGCTGGATCTGATACTGACGGATACGGGGTTCGGTATTGTCAATAACCAGAATATATCTCCGGCATCACGTGATCGGGTTGAATCGTTGCGCGTGCAGATACAGCGTGAAGCGGATTATGCGCTGGACTGTATTATTGAGGGTATGACTGGTGATGACGCTTGGTCTTCCTCAGTTTGTGCCCGGTTGGTGATCAGTTCCCTTTACTATACCGGTGCTCATGTGCGTGATTTTGCAGGCCGACCGACAGCCATTCGTACTGATCTGCTCGAACTTCGTCCGCAAATCAGCGAGGCTGAAGAATATATCCGGCGCGAGATATCCGCAGTTTTATTTGATCATTTGCTTGAACAAATCCGGCATAAGTCTCTGGCTGAAGCTGAGATACCGTTGGTTTGTGCGCTCCGTAGGGCGATAGGTTTTTGGATCAACAAGCAGTTGCCGGCATTCCGTGTGGAACTGGCGAATGTGGTTAACTTGCTGGAGAGGTGTCCGGACGATTTTCCGACGTATAAGGATAGCGATGCGTATAAGGTAAAACATTTTGAATACTATAAAAATGAAAAAGAAGACACCTGCTACTTTTGGGGATAGGTTGATCAACTTCCATCTGCCGGATGCATGGCACAAGCTGGAGCAATGGCAATTGCGCTATGTGTGTTATATCATGACCCGTTTTGATTCGGTCACGGCAAAGACATATATCTTTGTCCGGCTGCTGGGAATCACTGTATTGCGCAGACAGGAAGACGGGTGGGTTTGTTCTGTTCGCAACGGATGGAAAAAGGTTCGGTTCTTTGTTCATTCGTGGCAAGTACAGTCTTTCCTGCACATGCTGGATTTTATCGAGCGTCCGGGTGATATGCCTTTCTGTTTGTGGCGGATCGGCAGGTTCCGGTCGGTGGATGCCCGGTTGCATGATGTTCCGTTTAAGGAGTATGTCAGTATTGAGAATTATTATCAGGGCTTTTTACGCACGCGCGATAACGCTCTTCTGCGTTCCATGGCAATTTTGTTGTATGTGGATCGCAAAGGGCGGCATCCCCGCTGGTTCAATCCTTCGGAAGAAGAACTGCTGTCCGTGTTTTTGTGGATTGCATCGGTTAAGAATCATTTTACAAAATGCTTTCCCTATCTGTTCCGTCCTCCGGAACAACTGGAGGGTGAAGCCTTTAATATGCTTGAACTCGTCAATGCGGAGATTCGGGCATTGACAGGCGGGGATATCACAAAGGAGAGAGAAGTATTGCAGATGGATTGCTGGCGGGCGTTGACCGAACTGAATGAGAAGGCCCGCGAGGCACAGGAGTTACAACAGAGATATGGATGCAAATAATTTATTCGATGCGCTGTCCTATTTTAAAGGAATGTGCAAAAAAAACAAATTGGCCAAGGCTCACGCTTTTTATCCGTGTGTCTGTTCCGGCATAAACTCGCTTGAAGAGGTTCTTCAGAACCTTCGGCGCGAATCCGCTTTTTTCGCGGTAGATGATACGAATGACGGAGTGACCGAGAAGCGTTCCGGAGGATATTTTAAAAAGCGTACTTTTACCGTGTTTCTCATGATGCGGTACCGTATCAGTGATATGGCGGAACGCCAAGCGGCACTGGAGGTGTGCCGGCAGCTGTTCCGCCAGGTGCACAGCAGGATGCTGGTTGACCGTGAGAATCTGGATAACGAACTGGTGTACCTGAATACGGATAATGTGTATTCACGCGAACTGGGTGAATACTTTATTTCCGGATGTACAGGTCTGTATTTTATGATTGATGTTTCCGAACCGGTATCTCTAATTTATGACAGTGATGAGTGGGAGGAATGAGAATAGACCGAAGTCCACGGCTGAAGATCGGGCAAAGTATAAGAAGGCGTGGGCCGAGATGATGGTCACTATTTGGAGGGAGAAGATCATGAGACTGCACGTGGTTGATACGGTGTTACTGCACAATGATATAACGGAGAATGTGACAATGGGCAGCAGTGAACTGACTGTGATCCAGCATAAGTTTATGGAATATGGCATTTATCAGGATTGTGGTACGGGGCGGGGATATGAGATCGACGGCCAGTTGTATAATGACGGTCATAGAGGGCATAACAAGGGCGATTTGAAGTTTTTGAATCCGGATTTGAGAGGCAAGAATTATATGCATAGACAAAAATCCGGCAAGATTACCTCAGGTGAACCTCGCAAACCCCGTGAATGGTTCTCACGTGCCTATTTTGCATCGGTCATGGTCTTGAAAGAGCAGATGGCATATATGTATGGTGAGGAGTTCTGTGGTCTGCTTGCGGAGAAGATTGAAGAGGCGAATCACAAGCGCAGCACCTCCATGCGTTCGCATTTATGGGGGCATCATAAAAAGAAATGATGTCTTTTTACGGCTTTTGGCTTTGTTGTTACTTTGGAATAAAAAAGTAAATGGCGGATATTAAAGACACATTAAAGAAACTGGCGGAGCAGATAAGGGATGAGCGTAATGCCGGAGCGAATACGGCATTGCGTGTCGGATCTTTGTTGTTGGCCATGATTGATGCTGGTGCTGATGTTGATAAGCTGAGAAAAATATTTATTTGCAAGGATCAGGATGATTTTACCGGTTTTATGTTGAAACTTCTAGGCGGTATGGAGGTAGGTGAGGCGGTAGATTCTATGGTTGCAGGAAAAGGTATTGTAGCTGACAGGAATGGTCGTATGCAGTTGTCTCGTCTTGAGGTACGCGATTCCGCAGTGTTCAAGGAGGTCATCTATAACCGCCTGAACGCACAAGAGGGCGATACGTCTTACTCCGAGAACGGGGTCATTGAGTCCGTGACTTTGGAGAGCGACGGAACCTATACCCTGAAATTGCGCAAGCGCTGGGAGAATGACTTCACCGCATTCCAGGAGGGTGATATAGTGTACGGGATTGTAAACAACCTCTTTTCAACGGGGGAGTATTACGCCTCGTGGATGCGCGTGCTGTTCAAGAACATAGCGGCCAACTCCATCTCGGTACTGGTGTATCCGGACAGCGAGGTGCCGGGAGGCCGGAACTATCCCCCTACTGAGCTGATGATTATCACGCGCAGAGGCAATGCCATCAATGAGGACAGGCAAAGCTACTGGTATTTGTCCGCCACCACGGACAAGTGCCTGGTATGGCTGGAAGGAGTAACGAAACCTGTCCTGGAACAGAACAACTATTACATGATATTGGGGCGTTTGCCCAATTTGGATTTGTTTGACAATCTCCCCGTCAACTATAAGCACTCGTACATATTCGCCCGTGCCGGCATCTTCGGTGAACTTTACCGGGTGGACTGGCAGGGACTGCCCGTACAGGAACTGGTGGACCGTGGCTTTTGGTCGGCCGAAGTCGCGTCCTCTGACAATCCTTACACCAATACGCAGGAGCGGGCGGACACGGTTTGGCACTACGGCTGCAAATGGAAGTGCCTGATGACGGGAACAGCCGACGAACCGCAATATGCGGCGGCCGGATGGGCGATGCTGGAAGGGAACCCGGAATTTACGATAGGGATCGGCAGCACAAAGGGGTGGTATTTTGATATCGAGATTTTTTCCACAACGTTATATATTACCGGCAAGCTGTACAACCGTGACGTGACAGATCATATACTTGACGCTGATGTGAGCTGGACGCGTGATACCGGGAATGTATCAGAAGATAACGCATGGGCGGTGAAGCGTGCCGGCGCCGGGAAAAATCTTCCTCTGACGATAGATGATCTCGGACCGAATTATACCAACATGCGGGTGTGTACGTTTAAAGCACAGGCGTTATTGCGTGACGGGCAGCAGTTTGAAGTGGCGGAGAATTTTGTAACATTTTAAAATGGTTTTATACAATGGCAACAAAGCAACGAAAAATAGAAATCAACTACCGGCTGTTACAAACCAGTTGTAACATCGAGGTGGTGGGCAGCGTGCCGGACATGCAGGTCTACCAGGCTGACAAAGCTGAATACACTCCGGACTATACGCTGACACCGCTGGTCCTGTTTCCGCGGTGCAACGCCACCGATCCGGAAGCGGTGACTAAAATCGGGGCGGTCAACTCCAGGCTGACCAACATGAAGTGGTACGAGCGCATCGGAACCACACGCACACTTATCACATCGACAAACACAGGCTACAGCATTACGGAGTCCGGTGACAGCAAGGGACAGATCACAATGAAAAAAAATGTCACCGTCCTAAAACCCGTCACGCTGGAGTTTTACGCGGAATATGCCGACACACGTACCGGACAGCTGTTTACTTTTCAGATGAGCCGTCTTGTCCGCGCGGTTGACGGTACGGATGCGATCCCCGTATTGACGATAGACAGCCCGTCCACGCTGGACTGGAACCCGGTGCGTGACATCACCGCACAGACCATCACGGCTAAACTGATGGTAGGCGACACGGACGTGACGGCTACGGGCAAATGCAAGTTCTTCTGGTACCGTCTGTTGTCTACGGGAGCGCTGGAGGCGATAACCACAGGAGCGGGTGACAACGACTGGGAGTTTGTATCACTGAACAAGAATGTATATAAGATTGACCGCAATTATATAGGTGATGACATCACGATTGTCTGCAAGGCCACCTATGCGGCTTCCGGGACTCCGGCATCAACCCCGGGCACATCGGACCCGGCAGTCTCTACGGTGATACGCCGCAGGATTCCGAAGATTGAAGCCGACTGGGAGGGTGTACCTACGGGTGTTCCGGATGGGACTTACGCCATCTTTCCCAGACCCGTCATTCGGGATACCATGGGGGTTATCCCGAATCCATCCGCCATGTTTAACTGCCACTGGTACGTCAAGAAGAGCGGAGATGCCGGATATGCCAAGATTGCCGACGGATACTCTCCCAGGATACCTTTCAGCAACGGCATGATGTTAAAGCTGGAGGTGGAGGACAGAGGCCCTTACGTGGCGCTGACACAAGGCGGCAAGGTGCTCACACAGGGGGGCAAGGCGGTAGTAGTAAGAAAATTTGGATAACATTAAAAACAATAGAATTATGGCATTTTACATTAAAGTAACGAAGGAGGTTGCCGACCGGTTGCATCTGACCGATATCCGCAACAGGACAGCGGATGGCAATGTATTATTGTGGCAGGCGGACGTGGCACGTTTCCCCGGCGACACTGTGTTTGAGAGAGCCAAGGAAGCGGGCGGCATCTGCCTGACCCCGCAGGCGGCGAAAGAAGAGATAGACGGTACGGACCATCCCGTCGAAGTATTCACACCTGCCTCTTTGGGGGAGGACAACACCGAAAGCTCCGAAGGCACGGATAGTACGGAAACGACCGGGGAAGGAGGAGCGTCATGAGTTTGGCCAGCGCGACCGGACAGGTCATATTTTCGCAAAAGGGCGGCGTATACATGCCTGCCATCCAGTGTAACCAGGGAGATCTGTATCAGGAGTATATGGGCGAAGCGTCCGCGCCGACGAACATCGCACCGGATTTCGCTTCGCTCAAGCCCGTCTTGTCCTTCATTCTCACCTCTTCGCGGGTGGCGGAAGGGCTGGTGGTTCCTTCCTCCATGAAATGGTATTTCAATGATGTCGAGATCAAGTTCTCGGGCAATGTCTCCACCAACACGTTTGGCGGTGAGACGGGACATTTCAAGTTTATCCCTTACCAGCCCGGTACGACGGATTACTACGGATTGCAGATCGTCAAGAATCTGGTCAAGGCGAGCGGAGCGGCCTCTTGTACCATCAAGGGTGAAGCCACCGTGACCGTTGGGAATACCAGCGACACCGTTCAGTTCGTCTATAGCATCCCCATCACCAAGGGGGTCGGAAACCAAAAGCATGTGACGATCATTGCCGGTGACAACAAGTATTTTACCCTTCGGGACAAAGGGCAGAGCTGCATTCTGAAAGCCGTAGCGCGCATGGGCAGTGACGAGATCACTACCGGACTGGCGTACAAGTGGTACAACCAGGTCAACGGTGCGTGGAGCGTGCTGAGCGGAAAGACCACACAGACATTGACCGTCACCAACGATATGGTTGACACGACAGGTGTGTTCAGAGTGGAGGTGTACCAGGGCGGCAAGCTCATCGGTCAGGACACGCAGTCCGTAATGGATGCGTCCGATCCGTTTGATTTGATCCTGAATCCCACGCCCGAGGACGAGACCATCCGGGAAAGTGGTGACACGGTGGTCTATAAGCCCATTCTGGTCAAGCGTGGAAGTACCACCAAGTACAAGGACATGACTTTCTATTTCGTGTTCATGGACAGTGCAGGAGTAGTCCTTAACCCGTCTACTTCCGGTACAGCAGCCACTTCCGGCACGTGTACTTGGGACATGTGCCAGCAGGCAGGAGGCAACGTGGCATGGACCATCACAACCAAGGAATAAGGAGGTGATATGCCGTTGGTGACTAGAACCGGACAGGTCAGTTTTGCTCCAAAAGGTGACAAGGGAGATAAGGGAGCGCGCATGCGTATGCGTGTATGGGGGGCGTCTGTGTCTTACCTGGAGGGCAAGCAAGGGCAGCAGTTTTACGACATTGTACTTTATGACAACCTGCTGTACCTGTGCATCCGTTCGCATACGTCGGTTTCGACGGAAACCCCCAAACAGAATGTGGCTTCGGGAAAAATAAAATACTGGGAAGTAGCACAGAGCTGGACTTTTATCGCCACCAAGCTGTTGCTGACCGAGAAGATCAAGGCGTCCATGATTGATGCGGACGGTATCAGGGCGGTCAATGTGGACATCAGCGGAAAAATCACGGCGGATAGCGGACGTATCGGTCCGTTTTCCATAGATTCCGGTATGTTGTCCTCAAAAACTCTTTATGAGGGGACGGATTCCCATGTCGGTTTCAACCTGTCTGCCGGACAGATAGAGTTTTATAACGAAAGGACATTTGCACGTGTAAAAATCGGAGGGAACACGAAATTTGTCACAATCGAAGGGATATCGTATGATGCCGGAATTGACATACAGAGTCCGAATGCCATGATCGGGATGCACATCAAGACCCTGAGCATTCCTCTGTTCGTGGAGGGGGGTAACATTTTCCTTCATCCGAACAATGACAGTTATGTGTCTCTTCATGGCATAGTGGGGAACTGGAGGAACATATCCGTCAGCACTTCCCTGAATAACAATGATGACAATGTGATGTTTATTAATACGGGTAATATAGAAGTGACCCTTCCTCCGGATGTTCCGGGACATACCATATACTTCAAACGTATGAGCGGCGGGGTAAGACTGACAGGCGGGCGCATCCTGCCTGCCCCCGGAGGAAAAGAGATGTCCTCCATTGATCTGGATTATGCGTCCGGATTCGTTAAATGTATGGGCAATTATTGGGTTATGTTTTATTGCGGATAACAGTATTTAATTAAGAATATTATGAAAGTTGATTTTACAAAATTTCCCCTGTTCACGGGGATAGACAGACAGGATATGGTGATAGCGGATATCCGTAAGGATATTGCTGACGGCATTTACAGGAACGTGCCCGGTCTTCCGGCGCACGTGCTTGCGGAGAAGATCTATCGGAACGAGCTTGTGGAGCTTGCCGATGACGAGATTCATATACTTGACCTCTACACTTCCGCTTCGGTGGGGCAGCTTGCCGACTCATGGCAGGATTATAAGAAAAACAATTTGGAAACTGAAACTGGTAAATAAAAAATATTATGGAAAAGATGGAATTAAGTGAGGCGTTGAAAGCCAATGCCTCAGTACTGGAAGGACTGTTAGGAGTTAGCAGTAGTACTATATTTAAAGGAAAAGGGTATATCCAGTTAGAAACTGAAGACGATATTGATAAAGTGTATGAGCCTGGAGTATATGCAATAAAAGGCACTTCATACAATGATCAAACGCTTCTTGTTTTCAGTCACAATCTGGGACAGTCAACAGTACAATTTAGGACTAATAACTATGGTGGTTTTTTAGTGTTTAGAATAAAATGGTGGAATGGTGCTTGGGGAACCTGGAAGACGGTTTCTTTGACATAAAATTTATCTGTTTGCACTTCTGGAAGGACTATTAGGGATAAATGATACATGGTACAAAAGGAGATTTGGTGAAATTACTGATTTTAATGAAGCTAATAATACTGGATATATGTTTGTCGATAAAACCCAATCATTGGATAATAAACCAAATACATCAAGTAATTATGGATTCTTGGAAACGATTGCTATTAATGATGTCACCACCAAACAAACTTTTGTAGATTTTCAGAGCGGATTTTTTATTCGAATATGTAATAATGGAACTTGGACTGATTGGAAACAAATACAAACAACAAAATCTTAAAAATCAGTCATATTTTAATGAGATAAAACGGATGGGTGCCGGTCCACACCCGTCCGCTCCTTATGTTACCAAAGAATTATAGTATTTCTATATCTTCAGCATCATCCAGATTCTCATCAACTATATTCATGGATAAAGACAGGTCAACCCCAGTAGTATCCAAAAACAAAGCACTTACACGAAATGAAGCTGTGTTTGTCTTACTCCGAACGAAGAGATGATCATTTTTTCGTTTGAACTCTATTTCAGGAATTATACTACCGTTGACTTTCCTTATGATATAGGAGTTACCAGTCTTACTATTAATAAAGAACAGACCTGTAGAACCACCCCAATATACATACAATATCATACCGATATAGGCGTTAGATGAACTCGCTAGGCGAACGACACATACTTCTTGAACGGAGTCTTTATTGCAAACCAATATAGGAGAAAGAACGCCTTTTCTCAAGAGCCCTTTACTTCCTAAATTGGCAATCGGCATTAGTTCTTCCAGAAGGATTTGTATCAATGACTTTTGTATTACAATATTATTTTAAAGGTTTGTTGTATGTTGGTCTGTATATAGTTTATTCTGTGCTTTTTTTATGCATAAGATTTTTCTTTAAAATATTTGTTATAACTTTGCTATGACAATTAATAATGTTTTTTCATTTATTGATTTTTGAATGCCGTGAGGTATTTTAATTAATAAAAAGATTTGTGTATGGAATTGGGCAGGATTGGCGAATCCTGCCTTTTTATACTGTATTTCAGAATTGTTTTGTCAAAACAAAATTTATATATTGTTTTGTAACAACTATATTGAATTAAACATTATTCTAAATCACTAAAAAAGAGTTTACTGATAAAAATAGTCCAGATGCTATCGTTCGTGATGAATAATGGCATCTTTTTTATAATTTTTTTCACAGACCATTTTTTTATAGATATTATGCACCTTTACTTGCGAAAGTGGGGGTGTATTTTTTATAGGCTAAATTTTGCAGCTTGGAACAGAGGATGCATCTTTGCGGAAAAATGGATAAAATCAGATACCGTCTTGTATATAACCGCCAGAACACACTTAACAGGCAGGGCACGGCTCTTGTACAGGTTGAAGCCTATTTGAACCAAAGGAAAATCTACCTGAAGACCAATGTTTACCTCAAACCGGAGTGCTGGAGCCGTGAGGGGGCACAAGTCATTAACCACCACCAATCTAACGAACTCAACGCAATGCTCTATGAATACATCCTGTATCTGCAAGGCATAGAATTGGGGTATTGGAAGCGCGGAATACCTGCCACACTCTCACTACTGAAGGATGCTGTCAAGAAGAAAAGTGCCGTGAATATCAGCTTCTCCACTTTCGCCAAATCAGCCATTGACAATTCGGACAAGAAGCAGTCCACCAAGGACAACCTGCACTCTACACTGGCGGTCTTGAATGACTTCCGTTCCGGATTGGACTTCAAGGATATTACCTATACATTCCTTCGTGATTTTGAGCAATACTTAAGGGAAAAGGGCAATGCGGACAATACGATAGCCAAGCACATGAAACAGCTCCGTATCTTGGTCAATGAGGTAATCAACCAGGGATATATGCACGCGGATGCTTATCCGTTCAGAAATTAGAGATGGTTTTACCGTTTAGATCCAATACAAGTTCCTTCCCTTTTGCCACCTCAACCGGTTTCTCCAGAATAATGTCATCAGACAATATAAAGCTACCTCCGTTCTGGGCGGCTTCATCAAGAGCACCCGCACCAAAGAATTTCACGATACGGGAAACTGAAATTTCCTGCCCGTTGTTATCTATAAGAGTCACTTTCAGAACGGCCTTTTCTCCACTTATTCCTTTCTTGTTGATTTTGACTGTCGTTCCGGTACATTTCCCATCCGTAAATACAGGTTCCTTAATTTCCACATCCTTATTTTCAGCACGGGGCACAATCTCTATATCTGTAGTACCGTCCTCGCTTCTCAATTCCGCAACCAAAGCCTTATAATTTTCTGTTGTCAAACCAATAAATTCAATATCAATTGTATTACTAACGGAAGTTACCGAGAAAATATCGCAACCATCCTTGAACTTGACAGATAATATTTTGGTACGTGGTACGGTCAGCTTGGTCTTTCCGTCAGCCAGAGTGAATATGACATTATCAGGATCACTTGTGTAGTCCACTCCGTTTTCCGCAAATACCGCATCACCTCTGTCGCCTTTCTCCCCGGTCGCCTTAATCCCTGTCGATTTCCAGTTTTTGCCGCCATCCGTTGAGATTTCCCATTCATTTGTCGTGGCGTTGATTTGAACTTGGGGGGCAATGGCATCGTCCCCTTTGGCTCCTTGCGCCTTTATTTTTGTATCAGTCATACCTATCCACCAATTACCGTTCTCGCCGATATGAGGTGTGATGCCGTCAGATTTACTTTATGATGTAAGAAAAATCATACTATCCCTTCTCATTTGGAGAATCCATATATCCCGATTTACAAGACGAACATAACGCTTTTTAAACTAATGTTATCAGATATTTATTAAATAATTGGTGCAAAATTAACTAAAAAATGATGCTGGCCTGTAATATAATTTTTTACATTCCAGACCGATTCAATATATTTATATTCTTCTTTGGTAAATCGTTTTTTATTCTTATTTTGCAGAGTCTTTTTTATTGACATATCGTGACAATGGATTTTAGTGTTTTGGCAGCGATGGTGCAAGCGGATAGGATTTTTAAGTGTGTATTTTATAATCAATCAGATAAACAATAGGCAGAATGGAATTAAATGACTGGTTGGCTATAACTGGGGCTTTAAGGGATTGGAAGCTGTCCGCTGGGATTCATATTCTGTGTAAACCGCAAAACGCACGGAAGGAGAATGCGTCTGCCGATTCGGTGGAGAATGAGAACGAGCGGAAGCAGGTTGACTGGTTGGAAAAGCGTATAGTCCAGTGTACTGCCAAGAGTGTAGAAAGGACAGCACTCGTAAGTCGGTCAACATCGTATATGGCTCTATCATCTCTTTGAATGAACTGATTGCAACCAATGGCAACTACGTGATTAATTTTCGGATTTATGGTACAAGAAAACCGTCTGACAGCCCGACCAGGAAAGTTTTGTTACTGGCTGACGGTCACGTAGAAGGTGATTTCAGCAAGAATAGAAAGAAGGAAACTACAACCAAAGACTGTACGGAGGTGAAAGCCGACAAGGAAACCACTTCCGATATCCATGAGGAAAAACGGTCAGAATCATAAAGGATAAAAAAGAATCCACTTTGCTTAAACAAAAAGACTTTACCTGTGTTTGTGTAACTGTTTTGTTTGTCGTTGTGCTGATAGTAAAACATTGGCGCAACAGACAATCTTCATCATAAGACTTTAAATTTATAAATTGGACTGCCCCGGCTCGTGATGAGTCGGGTTTTTCTTGTCTTTTACCGGCTGTTTTTATAACCTTATTTTTGAAATAAAAAAAGATGGCTATACATGAAAAAGCGACCGTTGAACTCCAGGTGAATGGGGAGCAGGCTAGAAAAGAGATGCAATTGATGGAACAACATGCGCTCTCTTTAAAAGCCAGAATTGTTGAAGCCCAAAATGCGGGTGATACCAAAAAAGTCAAGCAGTTACAAAAAGAACTGAAGGAGACCAATACAACATTGCGTGCTATGAGGGATAACGCTCGGAATATTGATGCGGCTATGAACAATATTGGTTTGGCCACTCCAAAAGAACTTCGACGGCTGTTGAAAGATATCAATGCTAAGTTGAACTCCGGTCACATAGCCCGAGGTTCTGAAGAGTGGAAGAAGTACCAGGCACAACTCAAGTTGGTCAATGCGGAGATTCGTAAAGTAAAAGATGAAGTTAAAGAATCTGAGGGGTGGTTGACCCGGTTTAATAATGGATTTGCCAAATGGGGGGCGTTGGCGGCATCCGGTATAGCTGCCATTACCGGTATATCCATGACGTTGAACAAAATGCGCAAAGACCGTGATGATAAAGAGGCGTCGGCTGCCAATCTGAAGGCTCTTACCGGTTTGGATGATGTATCCATTCAGTGGCTTGCCCGGCAGGCCGAGATATTGTCTACTTCGATGCACAAGTCTGGACTTCGGGTTACTCAGTCCAGTAAAGAGATTCTTGAGGCATATATGTTGGTAGGGTCTGCCAAACCGGATTTGTTGGGTAATAAAGAGGCGTTGAATGCCGTGACCATTGAGGCGATGCGTTTGTCCAAGGCTGCCAAGATGGATTTAAAAGAAGCGGTTGATGCGGTTACGTTATCAATGAACCAATATGGGGCATCTGCAGACCAGGCGGCTGTTTATACCAATGTGATGGCGGCAGGTTCCAAATACGGTTCCGCAGCCGTGCAGAGCATTACGTCTGCCGTTGTTAAGGCAGGTGTGTCCGCATCCGCAGCAGGTGTGCCTATTGAGCAATTGGTCGGTAGTATCGAGACGTTGGCCGAAAAAGGTATCAAAGATGAAGTGGCGGGTACTGGATTGAAGATGTTCTTTCTGCGTTTGCAAACAGGGGCTGATGAAACGAATCCCAAAATAGTAGGGCTTCAGACTGCCCTGCAGAACCTGCAAAAGTTGTCGGTTGACGAAGTGGTTAAGCGCTTCGGAGCGGAAACCTATACTGTAGCACAGACCTTGATAGACGGTGCTGACAAAGTTGAATATTATACCAAGGCGGTGACCGGTACTAACGTGGCTATGGAGCAGGCTGCTATCAATTCTGAAACGAATGAGGCTAGAATGGCCCAGTTGAAGAATCAGTTGCGAGAAACGGGTATTGAACTGATGGAGAGATTAAATCCGTCTTTGAATATGCTGACAGGGTGGACTACAAAGCTTATTAAGGTGGCACCTTCAGTGATTGACTTTATTAAGGAATACGGAGCGGATATGATATGGGTTGTAGGTGTTATAATTTCATATACAGCAGCTAAAAAAGTGCAATGGTTCTGGATGAATAAAGTGAAAACGGAGATAGGACTGTATATTCTGATGCAAAAGGCAGAACAGTTCTGGAATAAGGCTGTAGCCGCTTCCACATGGTTGCAAGTATCCGCCAAGGCGGCTTTGGCAGGTCGGACTACTTTAGCCACCAATGCATTTGTTAGATTTTTTAATATTCTGAAATTACATCCTTTGGGAGCATTTCTGACTGTTGTGACCGCTTTGTCTTATGGAATTTACAAACTTGCTACCAAGACTACCGAGTCTGACAAGGCTGTAAGGGATTTTATGAAATCGAATATAAAGGAGCAGACAGAATTAAACAAACTCTATGCGGAGTTGAAAAAGACGAATGAGGGGACGGGTGAGCGTCTCAGGCTAGTCAAGGAGTTTAATTCAAAATATGGGGGATATTTGTCTAATCTGTTATCGGAAAAATCTACAGTGCTGGAGATTGCGGCGGCGTATCGTGAAGTTTCTTCCGCAATTTCTGAAAAGATAGCACAAGAGATGATTGATAACAAACGGACAGAGATACTGGAGAAGTCAACAGAAGACCGTGCCTCGGCATTGGCAGACTTTCAAAAAGTATTGGCCGGTTCTTTGTCCGGCTCGACGGCGGATATGATCCGTTCACAGACGATGGGGTTTGTTGATGATATGATTGCTGCCGGCAAAGATGTGGATACCGTGACAACATCCATCGTTCAGAGTATTCATAGACAGTACAAGCAGATAGGTACGGGTGATTTGTCCGAGGCAAAAGAAGCTCTTCGTGATTATGTGAAAGCGGTAAAGAGTGATGCGGATAAGATAGAGTCGGTTCAGAAGAGGTTGGGCAGCTTAGTCCGGACACCGAAAAAGAAGCCGGCTAATGAGTTGGATGAGGTGGTTGTTACTCCTTCTGTGGTGGTAAATGGAGGTGGCTCGGCAGAGAACGCAAAGGACAAAAAAGAGTATATTGAGAAAGAACTGCTGGCTATTGAAGAGAAATATGCGTTGGAGCGTGAGAAGTTACGGAATGAGTTTTTGTCAAAGCGCAACATGACTCAGGAGGAATATGAACAGTTTGGCTGTGATCTTGAAGAGCAATATTTGAATAAAAAGTTAAAAGTTTTGGGTCTTGAAGAGAAAAAACGATTAGAGATTCAGAATAAGATAATGACCTTGCGTGATAAGTTTGAAAAAGAATGTTCCGCTAAAAACCAAAAAGAGTACAATGAGCGTCAAAAATCGCTAGAGAGTGGTTTGGAACAACAGTTGGATACTTACAAACATGGCTTGCAGGAACAGCTTTATACCGGAGAGATCAACCAAAATGAACAAAAAGAGCTATACCGAAACTACCTTTCAGGTCTTTATGATGAAATAATCAACAATCCTTTGGTATCAGACGAATTCAAAAAAAAGATGAGCGTTGCTTTGTCTGATGCACAGTTGGACGAACAGAAAGAATCTTATGAAAAAGCGGTTAATAATCTGAATAAGCTCAAAAGCCAATATATTGAGATTGGCCAATCCTTCGGACAGGCAATGGCTGATTTTTTTACAGGAGAAGAAAAAAGTTTGAAAGATTTTTTAGCTAAAATGCTTGTTACTGTTTTAGATGCTTTGGAGAAGCAATTGATAGCGGCACAAGCGGCAGCGATAGGATTGGTAACCATAAAGGATATAACTACTAAGGGGCTTGCCGGTGTGGCAACGGCGGCGGCTAAAATTGCATTGATTACCGCAGCGTTTGAAACAGCGAAGGGTGTGCTCGGTGGATTTTCTTCTGGAGGCTTCACAGGTCCCGGTGAATGGGATCGCCCTCAGGGTATTGTACATTCCAATGAATTTGTTGCCAACCGTTTTGCGGTGGCAAACCCGGCTATTCGTCCCGTACTTAATTTGATTGATCATGCGCAGCGTACCAATACAGTGGGCAGCCTGACTGCTAGCGATGTGTCGGCAGTGGTTGCTCCGTCTGCTGTGGTTCCGGCATCCGGTAGTGGGAACGATACAGATCCGGCTTTGCGCCTGTTGATAGCTGATTGTGTCCGGGTTATTCAAAAGGTGGATACCCGATTGCAACAGCGTATCCGGGCGGATGTGTATGTTGCCGGACCGCACGGTATTGATGAGAATCTGAAGAAGTATAACGAGCTTAAAAATAATATATCCCGATGACTGAGTTATTGATTGATGGCAAAAGAGTGAGTCTGCCGAGCGACTTGTCGTTTGATTTGATATTTGAGAATCCTTACTTTACCAAATCATCCACCCATACATTGGATGTGGATCTGCCGATGCCGACTAATCGGCATGTGTTCGGCATGCTGCACCGTATGGATGTGACGAAACAAAAGGTGACATTACCAGCAGTTCTGATTGCTGACGGGTACCAGTTGTTGAATGGCAAGGCACTGGTACTGGGCACCACGGATCAGACGGTTAAGATTCAGTTGATGTCCGGTAATGCGGAATTCAATTTTTTGACGAATGGTGATATTTACCTAGATGAAGTGGATTGGGCGAATGATGACTATACATATACGAATGGCTACTATCTTTCTTATATCAAGACTGAAGATGTTCTGTCCGGTCCGGGCTATATGGATACCGGAGAGACCATTGTTTATCCGGATCGGCAGGCAGTGATTCCTGCCGAACCGGTTCCTTACCTGACCAAGTTGGTTCGGGTGATAGTCGAGCACTTCGGATTCGAGATGGGGACTAGCTATCTTGATGACACTTGGATGCGTCATATTTTCTGTGTGGGCGGTACGACGCTGGAGCGTAATTCTAAGTGGCATTATAAGAGTAAAATTCGTTGTTGGGGATTAATGCCGCATTGGACGGTCAAGGATTTTTTTTCTCACTTGGAGGAATTTGCTGGAGTGATCATGATGATCGATGATAAGACTCATCAGGCAATGCTCATTGATATGAATACGTTTTTCTTAGAGAACAGCGTGCAGGTGGATGAAGTGATTGACGAGTACGAAACCGATATAGAATCCGAAAATGATGCGGAGTCCAATGTGACGATGGGTAATACCGGCTATGACTTGCCGTCATCCACCAATGATGGTTATAACCGGCTGGAGAACCGGATCGTGATTACGGCTGAATCCAAGAAAGCAGCCGATTATAATTCGCTGGTCCAACTGTGGGAGAAGGACTCCGAGCCGGTCCGTCTTCGTACTATATACAAGACTTCCGGACGTTCCTATATAACTAAGGACGGGCAATTTACCGAAGTGGATCTCTACGGCAATCTGATACGTGATACGGAGAGTACCGAGGTAGATAACTCACTTCGGTTTGTTCCGGCTGCCATTGTTCGCGAACAGGTCAACTTGTATAAGGTGGGAGAAGGTCAACGGATTGTCAAGGCAGGGGAGTTCCAGGTTGTTGTACCTGTATCTTATTATGACTCATCGCCGATCAAGAACCATATAACGAATATTCAAGAAGTGATTGAAGGCAATGAACAGCTAACCGAGAAGAGTTCCAAGGATATCATGGAGTTGGCGGTGTGTCCTGGTATGAAGTCGTTTGCTGTCGGATCGTACCAATTGGAAATCCCGGCACCCTTCATGGATTATACACAGAAGTCAGTTAATCAGGCAGGTGATAATGAAATGATTTCCTTGTCTTTGCATGAGGTATGCGAACAGTCTATGGGAGCCCGTCACCGATCCTTAATGCAGATCAGTTCGGCGGTGACGTATAAGATTGACTTTTTGCTTGATTCGGTACCGGATGTCCGCAAGCCGTTTATTATTCATTGTCAGAAATATTTCGCTAAACAAATAAAAGTGACTGTGACAGCGGATGGTTTTGGTCGATTGATGCAAGGAGAGTTCTATAAAATAGAGATATAAATAAAAATCCCCGTAGCGGTTCAACTACGGGGATCGTGTCAATAAAACAGACCATCACAGTGCGATGGTGAGTGAACCAATCTTTTTGCTAATATCCTGTAGCGCGAGGTTTAAGGTTTTGATGTCCTTTTCGTTAAGGGTATATACCTTACCTCTGACTTTATAACCGTAAAGACGTTGTTGCAACCAAGCGGCACTTTTCCCGAAATAGTTCCGGGCGATATATGAGACAGGTATTATTTCCTTTACGCTTTTGATCTGATTCTGGAGTTCCAAATAGCGAGTCATGTTTTCCAGTTCATTATTGATTTGTTTGTATCCGTTTAGGGTAAAGTTATAAATAGCCTCATTATCTTCTTCGCTGGTGTAATGTTCTCGGATGTAGAGAAACTTCTTTTCGAATTTTTGTTCTCTGTCTTCATCTGTTGAATGCATGATCTCTTCCAGCTCCTTCAATTCTTTTTTGATGTCTGACATATTATATAGGGTTATGTCCCCTTGTTTAAGGGGACTGGTTTAATAATTAATTTTCTAACTCTTTCAATCTGTTTTCCAGAATCCGGATGAATTTTTCTATTCTTAATTTTTCATCTAGAATGGAATTTACTTGTTGTTCTGTTAATTTTTTGTTGTTCTTAAACGTGAACTCTGTCATCTTCAACTCCATTTTTAACTGTGTTAAACGATGGAGTATGGCTGAAATTTCTTCTTTTTCATTCATGGTTCTTGTTTTATTGACATTGTAAAGATACATAGTAAATTTATTATGTGCAAATAATACATAGTAAAATTACTATGTATTAACCTTCTTTTTATAAGTTTCCTTCAAAATGCTTGGTTTCTTCATGTACGGTCATATTATCTCCTTTCAGATATTTGTTGGTGGTGCTGATATCCGCATGACGTGCCTGATCACGGGCTATCACGATGCCTTCGGCATTTGCCAGATCACGGATGCCGGAGTCCTTTAGACTGTAAAACTGATAGTTTTTCGGGTATCGCAAAAAAGCTCGTACTTTGTTGAAGTATTCTCGGAAAATGCGTGAGTCTGCTTTTTGAATAGAGGGTTTGAAATCCTTGCCAAAAAGGTAATAGTCTGAACTGTTCCTAAAGATGTCTAATTCAATCATCAGTTTGACCAAACTGTCATTCAATCCGACCATTCCGTCGCGTCGGTTCTTGCTGATAGTGGATGATACAAAAACTTTTTGCTCCTTGATTTTAATGTCTCCTAATCGGATATTGCTTAGCTCGTCCGGACGGATAAAGGTATAATATTCCATTTGACAGGCTAATAAAAAGTGTTTGTTGGTCTCTTTCAGATATTCATGTAATTGTGCAAGATCCTCTTTCGTAAGTGCGGAGCGGAATTTCGTTTCTTCCGCTAAAGAGCGGATTTTATCGGTCGGGTTGTCCTCGATATATTTTTTTTCCTTCAGCCAGGTACAGAAGGTAGATAACCAGGTGCGATAGTTATTCCGTGTCCGGGCACTGGCATCACGGTCTAATAAGATATAATCCAAAAAGTCGCTTATATATGCTTGGTCGAATTGATACATATACATAATAGGCAGGTGCCTGCTGTTATTATATTCTAGCAGCATGTTTAATCTTGATTGGTAATCATAGAGTGTCTTCTGTTTTAGTGTTTTGGCAGAAGTGAGTTTTTCCAGATACTTGTTATAGATTTCTGTGACATAGACAAAGTTAGCACATTGTCTGTCTGTTGTGGCTTCCGCCCATGGGTTCCAGCCGTTCCTGAGGCGTTGTGTGGTGACTGTTATGATTTCAGTGGCTCTTTTCTTACGTTCCGAAATTTTTGTGATTGAGTCAAGCATGAATTTTTTTCGTTTCATACTTCCCTCTAGCGGATCGTAGCACTTGAAATCCACATACCAGTTTTTGCCAGTGTGCAGTTTGGGGAGAGTGTAGGTTACAACATCATACAGAGAAGTTCCTTTTCTTTTTCTTTCTGAAAACATTTTTTTATACATTTTTCGAGTTCGAAAATGTATACCGTTAATGAATTCAATTATTTTTTGTCCGACTTTTGTCCGACTGTTTTAAAAGTAAAGAGGATAAAAGATTGTGATTCAATCATTTATCCTCTTTTTAGTTGCGGAGGCCTGACCTTATTTGTCTTTTTATAAGATGATTGTGATTGAAAATCAACGATATACATTCCCGAAATGGGTTAAAATTATATGTGTGTGTCCGAAATATGTCCTATTTATTTTATAGATATAGTTCCCTATCGTTTTGATTATTAATATTTTTTTACTATATATTCTATCTCTCCAAATCTGATCCGCTTGCATCGGCACATATTGCATTGTCTTCCACTTGGGCATGTTTTTTGATTGTTTTGAGTTCACCTTTTAGTTCTCCCACTTCCAAAAGCAATTTCTTGTTCTCGATTTCAAGCTGATTATATTTTTCTAAAAAAAAAGAATTGTCAATCTGCAAATTTTGTTTGGAAAGCAAGATATCTCCTTCTCCAGTAATAATCCTCATGATATTAACTGAAGGGTATTTGACATATATATTTAGCAGTACTTCTGTTGTTATGTCCTTTTTTAAATTAGCTATGTATGATCTGCTCATACCTATATCAATGCTAAATTGATTAGCTGATATATTTAGAGCTTCACAGATGTCAAGTAAGCGTTGCTTTATCATCATATATATAATAAAAGTTAACATGATAAATATAAATATCATTCTGTTTGTATATGATAAATAT